CTGGACTTCGCCAAGACGGGTGATAACACACAAGGCGCCGTTTTGTTCGAAGGCTCCCTCCGTCCGACCGCGCCAAAAGCCCATGCCTGGATCGCGGACCTCAATCAGTGACGATATCGTAACGTTATCTTTATTGATTGGTCCGCCATGATGATACACACTGCCGAGATGGGAAAAGCACCGATACCTTGGCGGGAACGTCTCGTAAGGGACGTTGATACTGACTGCTGGCTATTTAGTGGGTCACTTAACAGTGACGGCTATGGCAACGTCAGGATTGGCGGACGAAAAGGAAAAACCGTCAAAACCCATCGCCTTGCCTGGGAAGAGTTCTTTGGTCCGATCTCTGACGGCCTTCGTGTTTGTCATCGATGTGACGTGCCTTCCTGCTGCAATCCAGATCACCTGTTCCTGGGGACGCAACGGGACAATGTCACTGACATGGTGGCCAAGGGCCGGTTCAGGGGCCGTGCCTCTCTGAACGCCGTGAAGACGCATTGCCCCTCGGGGCATGAGTACACGCCTGAGAACACCTACCTCTACCGTGGTATGCGCTCGTGCAAAACATGTTCTAACGAGCGGGCGCTTGCCTTCTACTACCGGAAGAAAGCCTAATGGGCGCCCTTCTCTACGAGAGCCACAACCCCACGACGCTTCGCCACACTGAACTGGAGCGAGAGAGCGACGGCACGCTGCTGTTCGTTCACTCGCAGGATACCAGGGCGATCGTGGAGAGCGCCAAAACCATCGCGTCGAACTTCGACCCGCACAACGCGCGCAAGCAGAGTTGGACGCACGTGGCGCGGGTTCCGTTGGTGACCTGGAACCAGTGGCGAAAACTCGGGGTTACCGAAGATCAGAAAATGCTGAACCTCGTTCTGGACAGTCGCGAATGCCGCCTGTTCAGAACCGATGACGGAAGGAAACTCTAATGGCCAGTGGAACCTCGACCACCACACCACCCCCGGCGCCGATGCGGCGCACACCGGGGATCGGCCCCGACGCCGCCACCACTCCCAACATGAACCGCGGCAGCATCATGCCACCCGGCAGCACGGCGGGCGTCGGCACGGTGCCGCTCGCCGGCATCGGGATGCTGCCCGGCACCGAGGACGGCATGACCGAGATCAAACCCCTTGGCCCGTTGAAACCCGTCCTGGTGGACGGCTTCGACCGCTCTCTCCTGGGCAAGCTCTATCCTGACGCCGACGACCCCGCGGCGGCCGCGATGGCGGCGGCGGAGGAGCGGATCCGGGTGGGGACGATCGCCGAAGAGTCTCTCCACCAGCCTTTCCACACCGCCGATGGCGTCCAGTCCCCCGGCAATCCGGTGTTCGATCCGACCCCACCCGCGGACGCGACCGCGCGCGGCACGGGCCAACATCGCCCGGCCCCCGGCGAGAACGACCCGCCGGTAGCAGGGGGTCTGCATCCCGCCCCGCAGCAGTCCACCTCGACCACGCCGCCGCGAACGGCCGTCACCGACGACGATGACGACAAGGATGACGACAAGAAGGCCAACAAGAAGAACGACAAGAAGTAGGTGGCCTCTTACCAGCAACTCATCGACGATGTTCAGAACTGGCTGAATCGTAGGGATTTGGCCAGCCTGATCCCTGGCTGGGTGCTGATGGTCGAAACGGAAATCGCCGAGACCCTGCGCGCCAGGTGCATGGTCACCTTCGGCGAGCAGGACATCGACGCCGCCGAGATCACGCTTCCCGATGACTTCGCCCAGATGGAATCGATCAGGGACGCCATATCGGGCGAGCTGCTGAAGCTGAAGGATGAATGGTCAGGGCACTGGGTGGGGCGACAGTCCAGTGCGTGGCAAGAGGGCGCGGTCGTAGGGGCTGTTGGACAGGTCTGCACCGCGTATCGGCTGAAGGGGAACTGCATCGAGTTCCTCCCGCACCCGATCATCCCCAATCCGCCTGACCCGACGCATCTTTGGCAGCAGGTCATCATGGGTTGGTATGCGAAGCCAAAGCACCTGGATCTGCCGTCCGACACCAACACGGTCCTGGAAGCCCTCTACGGCGTCTACCTGTTCGGTCTTTGTAAGTATGGCGCCATGTTCGAGCTGGACGACGATCGCGCGGCCCAGGCCGACGCGCAGTTCCAGCAGGTGGTGACCAGGGCCAACCTCTGGAAGCAACAATCTGATTACGGTGGCGCACCGTTACGATCTGAACTGGTATCGTTTGGATGAGCTTCGTCGTTCATCGCGTCTCTAAAAGCGCCGCGCGCTACACCGACGCGGGCGGGCGGGAGAAGTGCGGATACTGCCGCTTCTTCGTCGCCCCTCGCGCCTGCGGCAAGGTCATCGGCCCCGTCAGTCCACAAGGCTGGTGCAAGTATTTCAGCCGTCAGGTGGCTCAACAATACAGTGGCGCCGGCATCACGGGCGGCGGTGGCCCTCCTGGCGCCACGCTGGCGCTCGATTTCATGTCCTCCGGAAACATGCCCCCCGGCGTCACCTTCACCCGCGCCTCGACCGCGACATACACCGACGCATCCGGCGTGATCCAGACGGCGGCGGTCAATCAACCCAGATGGGAAGCGCGCGGGCTGCTGATCGAGGAGGCGCGGACGAATGTCATTCTAAACAGCGGCAATATTGCCCTGTGGGGGTTGTTCGGTAGCGTGCAACCCGTCGTGACGGCCAATCAGGTGACGGCGCCGGACGGCACGCTCACCGCCGCGAGGGTGGTTTACCCCGCTGTTTCGGGCGCCGGGACTTTCAGTGTGTTCTCCCAGTCGGCGACATTAAGTGCCGCCGCTTATTCATTTAGTCTCTGGTTGCGTGGTAACGCGGGTGGCGAACGGGTCTACATCTGCGCGACACCCGATGGCGCGACATATTACAAAGCCGCCGCGATACTGACCACGGCATGGCAGCGGTTTTCCTTCGTCACGCCAAACCTGACGGCGGCGCCGTGGTTTTTTGAAACAGGCACCGATTTACGCGATGCGACGCAGGCCAGTACACCCGCGCAGACGATTTACGCCTGGGGTGGCCAGGTGGAACCGGGGACCTTCCCGACATCCGTGATCTACACGGTCTCGTCGCCGGTCACGCGGGCTTTCGATAACTGCTTCATCGCCCCCGCGAACATGGCTCCCTGGTTCGCGTCTCCCGGCGGCACATGGTTCGCCGAGTTCATCGATAATACAGCTTTCGGCCTTACGAGCCCTCGCGTTATCGGCAACCACGGCGGGACTGGTGAAGACCCGTTATGGGTGAACAGTTCCGGGTTCTTTATTTCCTCCGGCGGTGGCCAGATTAACACCATAAACACGGTTGTTCTTGGTGCGGTGTCAAAAGGCGTGTCTGTTCAAGGCGGCGGCACCGGCAAAATCTGCCTTAACGGTGGCGGTATTGGAACAGGAGCACAGACAGGGTTCGCGACACTCGCGACAGCGGGGGTCGGTATCGGTGGAGCTAATCCAGGCGTCGCGATTGAAAGCATGAGCGGCATCATCCGCCGGGTTCAATACTGGCCCCGCGTGTTGTCCGACGCCGAGATGCAGCAGGTGACGACATGACTGGATACCCCTGGGCGATCGGCGATGCTCTGTTGGCCACCGACCTGAACGAGGCTATCGCCAACGCGGGCGCGCTGTCGGGTTCGACAAATGTCCTGAGCTTCGGCGCGACCGGCGATGGCGTGACGGATGATACGGCGGCGATCCGCGCCGCGATCGGATCGGGCGGCAAGGAAGTGTTCTTCCCGGCGGGCACGTATAAGGTTTCGGGGCTTCCCATCGTGCTGCCCAGCCATACCCGTGTCACCGGAGCGGGGCGCGAGGTTTCCATCATCAGGCCGAACGGGCTCACGGGATATTCCGGCGACGCGCCAACTGTTTTTGCCGGTTATCTTTATTCGGCAACCATTCCATATACAGGCCCAACCACGCCACCCGGTGGCGTCTACGATACCGACATAGCAATCAAGGGCCTGGGGTTCGACTACACGACGCAGGCGGCGAATACCGCGTCGTTCCTGTTCGTGAAGAATCTGGATGTGGCGGAACTACGGATGTGGGCGACCACGAGCGCGTCATGCACGGGCGTTCGCTGCATTAGCTGCGACAGAGTGACGATGCGAGACTGTATCGGCGATAACGTCATGCAGATACTTGATTGCTGGGCAGGAACGACCAGGGTCAAGGTCAGTGACATCGATGTCGTTATGTTTCCGGGTGGCGGTAATGGCGGCGCGTTCAACCTGCAAGGCATCGGCACCACCGCCAGTATCGGCAGGTCGTGGCAATACGTGGCCACGAACATCAATATTTGGCTGAATAATGGTATTGGGTTCTTTCTGGACAGCGGCGGCGACGGCTCCGTTGTTTCGGACGTGCTGATGGAAAACGTGATGATCGTCGCGACCGGCGGCGCCACGAACAAGTTCATCGTCGGTCGTGGTCTCGGCGGGCGCATCAAAGCCCACAACGTGAGTTGTGTCGCGATGGACGGCGCGGCGTGGAACAATCCCGTCATCTTTGGCGGGTTCTTTAGCAACTTCGCGCCGGAGGTGGGGGCGAACAAAGTCGCGACGGCTTCCGGCAGCAATGTCCTGACGGTGACTTTCGCATCCGGGACGGACAGCGGTGTTGGAAACTATGTTAACATCGACGCGGGCGCGGGTGGGCCTCTTGTCGCCAACGGCCTGACGCTGACAGGCGCTTACAAGATACTTAGCGTCGTCAGCACGACCGGTATTTACGCGGCTGTCGTGACATGTGACGCGCGTGCCAACGCTTCGGCGTCTGGATCGATCGCCGCGAGCACGCGGATTGTCGGCTACCTCGGCAGTTTTCAGGATTGCGAGTTTAGCGGTCTGACGTTCGATGGCGCGCAGGCGGCCGGGGCGCCACTGATATCGGTCGCCGGTTATGGTCATCAGTTCAGCGACATCAACGTGACGACGAATTACGGTGTCGGGTTCACGACACCGCGCTACAGCGAGTTGTTTTCGACGGACATTTCCAACGAGCCGGATGTCACGCAACGTCCTGTTTCGGTCAATGGAGTGGCCGGGGCCCCGGGCGCGGGGCCTGTGCGGGCGGGTTATTCCGGAACCAGTTTCATCAGTTGGAACGGCAACGGGCCGACGCCAACGCTGGGCCTCACGGGCAATCCCATCGCGAAGCCAACCGTGACAGGCGCGAAGGCGGGAAACGCCGCGCTCGCATCGTTGCTGACCGCACTGGCGGCTTACGGGCTCGTCACGGATTCAACCTCATGAGCCAGGCCCTCTACCCCGATCCGCCGATGGACCCCGAGGCCGCCGAGGCGTCGCGCGCATGAGCGCTTTCGTCGCCCTCGCTATTGGTGGCGTCGAGGTCACCACCCCTGGCTACGCCCGGCGGCCCACGACGCTGGCTTACGCTTACGACGGCGTCACGCTGTGCAACCTCACCTCGATCCAGTGGCCGGTCGCCACCGCCTCCTGGGGCGTCATCGACACGGTGCTGCTTTACGATGCCGTGACCGGCGGCAGCCTCATCGCCACCCTGCCGACCGTCGTGCCGATCGAGATCCGCCAGTATGACATCGCCCGCATCCCCGCTTCCGGCATCGCCATGCCGCCGGTAGTAACGCCCACCGCGTTCGGCGCGATCGGTCTCGGCGATGGCGCGTTCACCTCTCGCGGTTACGATGTTTCCGTTGGTGGTGTCTTTCGCGCCGGAGCATTTGGTTCACGCGGTTATGGCGCCATCGTCGGCGTGCCGCTGGAGCGCGCTTTCGATCAGGTTCACGTCTGTTCGCCTGGAGTGTGGGCGAAAGCAGCATAAACACAGGAGGCGACAATTCCGAGCACCGCTGGCCAAATGACGCAGACGCCAACCGGCAACCCGCAGTGGCGGGCCTGCAACGGCAGCGCCGTCCAGGGCTTCCAGGCCCCCGTCGCGCCACAGACCACCCGGCCCCATACCGGGTATTCCTACGGCGCCTACAGGGACTGGGTGCTCAAAATGGGCTATAATCGCACGAGCGGCATCGCCGGCTGGCGCGTGAAACTCCCGACCGGCGCGGGGTGGTATGTCGCGGTGACCGATGACAGCTCCGACGCGCCAACCGGGGTGACCAACACCGCCAACAATCCACCGGCGGGAGTTAAATAGGATGTCGCGGACCATCTACAGCCGCGACTGGCGCGACCATGCCGTGCCAGAGCCTAATACCGGCTGCTGGTTATGGGATGGTCAGGTAGATGGTCGCGGCTATCCAAAGATGATTGTCGCCAACAAGCATATATCGATGCACCGCGTTATCTGGGCGGAAGCCAATGGCGCCATCCCCAAAGGGTTGGTTGTCTGTCATCGGTGTGATGTTCCTTCGTGTGTAAATCCCGACCATCTGTTTATTGGAGCGCAGGTCGATAATATCTTGGACATGGTAGCCAAGGGCAGGCACGGTAACGCCAATAAGACGCATTGTCGGCGCGGGCACGAATATACGACAGAGAATACTTATCTACATAAACATGACAACACGATTAGTCGTTCGTGTAAGCAGTGTATTCTGGACAGCAACGCGAGAAGGCGGGATCGTCTGAAAGCGGAGGGGGCCGCATCAAATGGCTGATAGTTATACTACCAACCTGGCGCTAACAAAACCGGAAATTGGCGCATCTCGGGATACGTGGGGTAGTAAAACTAACGTTAACTGGGACATCATCGACCAGTTCGTCAGCCAGTTTTGCCAGGTCGGCATCATCGCCGATTTCGCCGGCCCGACCGCGCCCAGTGGCTGGCTCATCTGCGATGGTAGAACCGTGAGCAGAACGACCTACTCAAAACTGTTCGCGGTCATCGGCGTCTACTGGGGCAGCGGCGATGGCTCCACCACGTTCCGCCTGCCCAACACGGCGGGCCGTTCGCTGCTCGGCCCCGGCACGGTGACGGACCAGGGCGGCCTCCCCTATGCGTTCGGCTTCACCCAGATGCAGGGCTTTGTCTACAGCCCGGTCACGCAGAACAACCTGCCCAACTACGCGATCACCACCAGTCTCGCCGGCGACCATAACCATGGCATTCAAACAGTGGCGGCGGGGGCTCATGGGCACACGGCGGACGTGCAGGGCTTTCACTCCCACGCCGGCTCATCGCTGCCGAACCACATCCACACGGGCACGACCAACCTTCAGGGCGACCATAACCACACCTACACCATGGCCAACGAAGGCGTCGGCGTCACGGGCGGGGGCGTCACCGTCGCCTCGGGGACCGTGTTCGGATTTCAGAACTTCAACACCTCGATCAACGGCGCGCATCAGCACAACATCACGACGGCGGCCATCGGCAGCCTTTCGTTGGCCATCGTCGGCGACGGCTCGCACGGTCACAACATCTCCGCTGTCGGCGACCATCAGCATTATATCAACTGGGAATACGGTCACTCGCACGCTTTCAACCTCGGTGGCGGCGGCGTGCCACTGACCGTGTTGAACCCGTTCCTGGTCGTCACCAAGATCATCTACGCCGGTTCCGAAGCGGCGATCGTCACCGCCGCCGATATCGCCACCGCGCCAACCTCTCCCGACACGCACCAGGAGATCGAGAACCTGCGCGAGGAGATCGCCGCGCTGCGGGCGCTGTTCGAGACGCCACGCGCCAGGATGCTCTCGGCGCCCTCACGCGGCCCGCACTAAATGCCCCGCGTCGCCCAGGCCCCTCCCCCAGGCGTGTTCAGGAACGCGACGCCAGAGGCGACGCCGGGAAAATGGTACGACACCAACATGGTCCGCTTCCGGGGCGGGCAGTTGCAACCGATCGGCGGCAACGTCGTGCTGCCCAACTCCGTCGTCGGCGAGGAGGCGGGCCTGCCGCGCGACCTGCTGACGTGGCACGACAATTCCGGCGTTCGTTGGGCCGCGTTCGGCACCGACAGCCGCCTCTTCACCTATCGCTTCGATACCCAGGCGATCAACGACATCACGCCGGCGGGCGTCGGCCCGCTTGATCCGCCCGGCACGTCCACCACCGGCTACGGCCGCGGGGACTACGGCGAGGAGGCATACGGCACGGCGCGCACCTCGGGCGATATCGGGGTTTCCGATATCGCCGCGACGATGGGTGATCGCTGGTCGATGGATACATTCGGCGAGGATTTGCTCGTCGTGCCGACCCAGGATGGGCAGTTGTATCGTTGGTCCCCCCTCACGCCAACGGCGGCTGCCGCTCTCGTGGCCGGCGCTCCCGATCAGAATCGCGGTGTGATCGTCACCGACCAACGCCACGTCGTGCTGCTCGCCGCCGGCGGCGATCCACGCCGGATAGCGTGGTCCGATCAGGAGAATCCCAGCGTCTGGCTGGCCGATGTCACCAATCTGGCCGGCGACAAGATGCTGGTCACCCAGTCCTATGCGATGACGGCGGTGAAGGTCTCGGACGGCATCCTGATATTCACCGCCAACGACGTGCATAAAATGACCTACGTCGGCGCGCCTTACGCTTATGGAATAACTCAGATCGCCACCGGCTGTGGACCCATATCGTTACGCGCCGTCGTCGGCGTCGGCTCGTTTTACGCATGGCCGGGAACGCAGGGTTTCTGGAGTTACCAGGGTAACGTGCAGCCGCTGCCGTGCCCGGTGCAGGACTGGTTTTATTCCCTGGTCAACCGACCCATGGCGGGCCGTATCTTCGGTAGTCCCAATCCCGCCTTTTCTGAACTGTGGTGGGACTGGCCGGATGAAGGATCACTTGAAACCAACCGTTATATCGCGCTCAATTTCGCCGATCCGGCGCGCCCATGGATCATCGGTGTGCGCGAGCGCACGGCGGCTGATCCGAGTGGCACGATGGACTATCCCGTCCTTGGCGGCCCGGCCTCGATTTATGGCGCGCTTTATCTGCATGAGTATGGCTGGACCGACAACGGCATCCCGCGCGCGCCTCTCGGCCTGATCTACGCCGAGAGCGGCGATATCGTCGCCGGTGAGGGAGACAAACGCTTTCACGTGAAACAACTCGTCTTCGACGCCGATGGCCCGCCGGATGTCCTGGGTTATCGTTTCTTCCCGCGCGAGCAGCCGCACGATATCGAGAGCGAGTATGACACCGGCCTCTACACCGTCATCCACGGCGGGCTCATGGACATGCGCTTCTCCGGCCGCTCCGTCCGCATGAGGATGGAGGCGACCGCTGACGGCCCCTGGGCCGTGGGCCGCCCGAGGCTGGAAATGAAAGGTGGGGGCAGGCGCTGATGAGTGTCCGCCCCGTCTCTCGCCCGCCCGCGCCGTTCACCGTCCCCGAGGGCGGCGATCTCGACCAGCGGCTGGCGGCGATCGCCACCGAACTGAACCGCAAGGCCAACGCCGGACTGGCGGGGCCGGCCTACCGTTTCATTGGCCTGATTTCGCCAGACGGGAGCACATGGCGCATAACCGTCAGCGATACCGGAACGATCATCACCGAGCAGGTGCCCCGCCCATGACACTCCCAAAACGATCCACCCCGGAGCCGTTCGCTCTCGCGCATCCCCCGGTGGTGATCCCCACTCCGCCCCCAGACCCCATTCCGACATTCGACGCGGTCAACCTCCGCGCCAGCGACGGCAGCGTGTGGCGCATCCGGGTGACGCCGATGGGATCGATGCTGCTGGATCGTATCGTTACCTGAATGTTGTCATCCGAGGAAAAGCGGTCGCGACTACAAAAGGCCCTCGATTACGGGGGTAATACCCACGACCTCGCCGACGTGATCGACCTCGTGCGTAAAGGTGAAGCCCAGTTCTGGGAAAGCGGCGACGGGACGATCGTCACGGAGATTTATCAATACCCCCGCCTGAAGGCCATCTCTTTCTGGCTGATGAGCGGAACGATCCCCGACTGCATGGCGCTGGAGGACGACATCCTCACCTGGGCCAAAGCCGAGGGCTGTACCATGGCGATATCCACCGGGCGGAAAGGGTGGCTGTATCACGCCCGCAAGACCGGCTGGCGGGCGCGTCCGCACATGTTCCCGGTCTATAAAGATCTGGCGGAGGACTGAGAAATGTCGAAGTCGAAGCCACAGACCACATCGGCGACGACCGATACCTCGCAACACATTCCCGACTGGTTGAGCAACGCCGGTCAGGAAGCCGTCGATCGCTCCGTCGCTCTCAGTAACCGCGCCTACACCCCCTACACGGGTGAGGTGGTCGCGCCGCAATCGGCGGACACGCTTCAGTCGTATCAGCAGGTGCGCGACCTCCAGGGGCAGGGCGCGCCCGCCTTCGGGCAGTCCCTCGATGCCTACGGCCGTCTCGTCGGGAGCGCGGCGCCGGTCACCGCCGGGGGCGTCAACGACAATACCAACAGTCTCTACGGCAACTTCAACCAGAACGTGATGAACCCCGCCCAGGGACTGCTGGGCGGCTACCTCAATGGTGGTCCCGCCACCGCCGCCCAGGTCGGTCAGAACGCCCAGACCCTGATGTCGCCTTACGCCCAAAACGTCATCGACCCGACGCTGGCCGCCGGTGAGCAGGCGCGCGAGATCGCGCGCCAGAAGATCGCGGGCAACGCCGCCAACGCGGGCGCCTTCGGCGGCTCCCGCCAGGGCGTGGCCGAGGGTGTTTCCGACGCCCAGACGCTACTCGGAACGCAACAGCAGATCGGCAACATGCTGAACACCGGTTGGGGTCAGGCGCTCACGTCGGGCACCAACATCGGCCTCCAGGCGGGCGCGCAGGGCTACGGCGCGGCCACCGGCCTCGCCAACCTTGGCGCCACCGGATACGCCAACGCGGCCGCCACCGGGCAGGGTATTTCCAATACCAACCTGAACGCGGGCCTCTCCGCCGCCGCCGGGCTGCCCAACGTCGCCGGGTTACAGCAGGGTTACGGTCAGAAAGACGCCTCGCTGCTGCAAACCATCGGCGCGGCGGAACAGAACTACGCCCAGCAGCTCGATAATTCCCAGTATGGCCAGTTCATGGATTATCAAAACTATCCGATCCAGAACATCGACCTGCTGTTGGGCGCGGTGGGTGGCATCCCGTATTCGACGGAGGGGAGAGGGTTCAACACGCAGCAGCAGAACCTCAATAAGAACGTGGCCGGAGGCGTCGTGGGTGGTCTGGCCTCGGGCGCCGCGACGGGCGCGGCCCTCACGGCGGGTAATCCCTATGGCGCGGCGGCGGGCGCGGCGATCGGCGGGATTCTGGGGGCGCTCAACTGATGGCTTACACTCCCTACGCCGACCCTGATCTGGCCCTCAACTCCAGTGTTGGCGCGCTTCCGGCGGGGTCGTTCAACAACAGTAACTGGGGCCTCAGTTCCGTCTCGGGGTTCTACCCGGCCTACGCCGGCGGCACCGACACCACGAGCACGGCATCTGGCGCGGATCTGACCAAGGCGCTGCAAGGTCTGAGCAAATTCGCGGACAGTCAAAAACCCGCCGACAAAGCCCTCCCCGGCGCCGCCATCCCGCAGATCGCCCCCGCCGGCTCGCCCATGCGGCGCGTGGCGCTTGATCAACTGGTGCAACTGCTGAACAAGCAACGCGACGCGCTGTATGCCTCGGCGACGACGCCGGGCGGGCAGGCACAACCCTACGTTCCGCCCAGGAGTATTGGGCTCCTTGGTTTCTAGGATGCAATGAAATGGCGGAAGAAACCACATCCACCGCGTCCGACCAGCAACTCTCCCAGATCATCAACCAGCTGCTGGCGGGCAGGACGGCGCAACCCGCCGTTGATCCCAACACCGGCCCCTCCTCGCGCGAGGGGCGTGGCATCCTCTCGCTCCTCGGCGAGGGCCTCGGCGGCGGCAGCCAGTATGGAACGACGGCCGAACGCGAACAGGGTGGTCTCGGCGCCCTTGGCGCGCTGGGCGCGCGGATGCTGCAAGGCTCCGACTGGTCCACCACCCCACACACTTTCGGATCGATCCTCGGCCAGGGGCTGGACGCGGCGCGCGGCAATCTCGGCCGCGCCCAGGCGGTCTCGGCGGCACAGCATCACGCCGCGCAACAACTGGCCCATGAGCAGCAGCAGGACCAGATCGCGCGACTGAAAGAGGCGCTGCCGTATCTGCAACTGCAAGAGGAGCAGCGCGCGGCGGCGCGGCAGCGGGGGCTACTGAAGCCCGACTCGACCAATACCGATATCGGAAAGGCCGGAACAACCACGACGAGCGATGCCCTGCCCGCGACGCCGGAGCTGGCCCCCGTCGTGGCCCCAGGCGGCGCGAAGTTTCAGGTCGCGGCCACGGCCGCCGAGAAGTTCCAGGGCCTTGTTAATGACCTGGAGGCGAGCGGCTACAATCTCGATCCGGCCACCTCGGGCGGCTACAACAAGCGTTTCATCGCCGGGACGCACACACCATCCAACCATGCGTTCGGCACCGCGATCGACATCAACTGGGCGAAGAACCCGCGAGGCGGGAGCGCCTCCGATATCCCGCCTGATCTGGCGCGCCAACTGGCCGCCAAACATGGCCTGGTCTGGGGCGGCGACTGGTCGGGCAAGACACGCGATCCGATGCACTTCGAGGTGCCGCGACCACGCGCCGACGCCACGCCGGAAGCTGGCGCCGTCCAGGCGGCCGGCGGTGATGTCGTACCAACCGGAACCGTCATCCCGACCTTGCCGCCCGCCACCGCCGCTGCTTCAGCCGCCGATGTCGCCGACATCAAAGCTGGCATGGTTGGGGCCGGCGCCGATCCCGACACGCTGGCGCCGGGGCCGGGGTCATCCCCGATGGCGCAACCAGGCGCGGTCGTCACCGCGCAGGCGGGAGGGCAGCAGCCCTCCACCACGCAACTACCACCCATCAAGGCCGGTGACGGTCTCATCACGCATCCCGGCACCTATTCCGAGTATCGCGCGCGGGAGTATGTCCCACCGCCGCCTACCGAGGACTTCAATCCGAACCTGACACCGGCGCAGCAGAGGGCCTTCGCCAGTGAGGCCAAGGCGATAGAGCAGCGAGCCCTCGCGGTCTCGGCGGCGCGTAAACCCGATGAGAAATCGGTCCAGGAAATCCTCTCCGCGCGGGAGGAGATCAAAGCCAAGATCCAGATGGCGGCGCAGGAGAAGGCCCAGAAAGCCGCTATCGCGATCACCAAATACAATGAGACCCAGGACAACGCGATTCGCCCGCGTTACGAAAAAGAGGTCGATGCCTACAAGGCGGCGGCGCAGGCCAATCTGGCGCACTCGCAGGCCGTGGATCTGGCGCGGATCAACGCTGATTTCGATAAAGACAAAGAGGGCGCCAGGATCGCCATGCGCGGCGACGAGAAGCGGATGCAGGACCACGCCACGGCCGCCGCCGCCATGCAGCCGGTTTCGGATCAGTTACGACAGCTTCCGGCTCTCATGCAAAACCTCCCGCCAGGAGGCTCGTTGTCCTCTCTCATGGGGCAATATCCGCAGGTGACCTCCTTGCTTGAGAGAGCTAATATCGTCAGTCCCGGAACCGCCGACAACGTCTCGATATTCATGGGCCTCACCAATCATCTGGCGGGGCAGCTTCGGGTGACTGGCTCTGGATCGATGTCGGACAAGGACCTGGCGTCGTTCAAGACGGTAATGCCTCAGTTACTGCAATCACCGGAAGGCCGCGCGAAAGCCGTGGCGTTCCTGCAAAACATCGCCGATCGTGTTGTCGAGGCGCAAGAGTTCACCGATTCATACTTTAAACGGATCGATCCGAAGACGGGTAAGCCCGCGCATGATCTTGTTCACCTGAAAGACGCCATCAACGCGCCGCGCAGGCTCGATGAAAACGGTATCAACCAGGGAGGGCTTGGCCCCGTCGTCCCGGCGGCGCCGAAGTTTGAAGGCCCCGGCAGCTATGCCGCCGCCAGGGAGTGGTTGAAGACCAACACCCAGAGCGGACGGCCCTACACGGCGTGGCTGCCAAACGAAAAAGGTGAACTGACGCAGCAGATCATGGTGGCGGAGTAATGGCCGAAGCCCAGGAGGATACCCGCACGGCGGTGGATGCTTTCCGCGAGGCCAGCCCCTCCGGCGGCGTGGCCTTTCCACGGGACGAAGACACCCAGGCGCGCGCCCTGGCGAACGCCACCGCTTCCGCCACCCCTGAGGCGCCCGCCCAGGAAACCAGCCCGCTAAAAGTCCCCTACCAGAACGGCGGACCCATCCTGACCAACCCCACGACCCCGGTGGGGCGGTCCATGGGCACGCCCATCCGTGAAGACACACCGGCGGCGCCGGGCGTGCTGGCTGCCGGGAGCATGGCATCGGATCAAAACCCGGAGCAACGGCGGCGGATCGTCGCGCGGCAGTTGTTCCCGAACCTGCCGCAACTGGAGGCGGAATCGCGGGTCTTCCCCGGCGTCAACGGACGCCTCGCCGTCGTGGGCGACGACGGGAAAGCCTCCTACATCGACCCGCCGCCTTACTCGCCCACCGTCAACCAGCCGAAATCCCTGATCCCCACCCATCCGGTGGAGCGTCTCGCGGGGCTGGCCGGCCCCGGCCTCCCGGCGGGTGGGGCCATCATCGGCGGCTCCATCGCCGCGCCCACGTCCCTCGTCGCCGGCCCCGTGGCGGCGGGTGTTGGCGCGGCGATCGGCGACGCCGCGCGCCAGTCGTTCGCGCAGCAGCTCGACCCCGGTATCCCGGCGCCTCCCGACAAGCCCCAGGCGGGGCCGCGCGCGGTCAACTACAACTGGAAGCAGACCGCCCACGAGGGGCTCGAGGCGGCCCTGGGGCAGCTTCTGGGGGTGGGCGTGGTGCGCGGCTTCCGGCCCAATCCCATGGGCGCCAGCGACTACGACCTCAGGATGCTGCGCGATCCGGTCATCCAGCAGCGCATCGCCGATCGCTACGCGCGGGCGGACGCGCAAGGCGTGCCGTTGACACCGGGGCAGGCGAGCGGCCTGCCGTCGTTGCTGGGCATGGAAGACGCCTACACCTCCGGCAGCGCGGGGCCGGCGGGGGCGGATATCGCGAAGCAATTTTATGAGAGGCAACAGCCCAAGGTCATCAGCGCCTTCGACGATACGGCTGGCCGCGTGTCGCCGCAGGCCAACAAGACCGACGCGGCGCTCCAGTTTCAGCAAGGCGCGACGGACGCGGAACGGATCGTGCGGCAACAGGCGAACGCCCAGGCGAAGCCCTACTACGACGCGGCCAGGGCGGGCGGATCACAGACATCCCCCGACCTGGATACACTCGCGAATGTCCCGGCGGTGAAAACCGCGCTGGAGGCGGCGAGCAAGGAATACGAAAACAGGTTCCGCCTGCCGCCGCCGACCACGCCCAACTTCGATATCTGGAACCTGGCCAAGATAAAGCTCGACGAGGCGCACGGCGCGGCGAAGCTCGCGGGACAGAACTCGACGGCGGATTCCATTGATGCCCTGAGGACCGATCTCCGCACCCATCTCGACGCGGTCTACCCAACCTACGAGACGGCGCGCGACACCGCCGCGCCGGGGTTGCGGGAGGCGGCCCGCCTGGGGGACATCACCGGCGTCGGAAAGGCCGATCTGGGGACGGAGCGCGTGCGCGCGATCGTCTCCCCGCTTTTCGAGAGCAATAATCCGCGCGCCATCGGAGCGGCGCGGGAGTCCTTCATCAAAGCGGGAAAAGAAGCCGAATGGAACGCGGGCACGCGGGCCTACATGCAAGACCTGTTCGACAAGACGGTACAGTCCCAGGAAGGGTTCAATCCGGGGATGCTACGCCGTCAGTTGTGGAGCGATCCGAATAAGCAAGCCTCGATGCGGGCGGCCATGGACCCTCAGACGTTCCAGGGCTTCGAGAACTTCATGGGGACGCTGGAGGATGTCGCCCGCGCGCGCGGCGCCAACAGCGCCACGGCGGGGCGGCTGGCCTCCGCCGCCGATCTGAAGGAACGCGCCAGGGACACGCCGGGGAGTAAACTGATCGGCGCGTTGAAATTCCTCAGTCTGGAAGCGGCCCCTCGCGCCGCCGATAACATCCAGAACTGGATGGCGTCGCGCAACGTCAACCGGATGGGCGAATACCTGTTCTCGGAGAACGGACAGCAATACCTGCGCCAGATGGGACGCCTGCCGCCGGGGGCGCGCTCCATCACGGCCACCGCCCGCTTCCTCGGCCAGCAAGGCGGGGTGAAGACGGCGCCAGTGGCGCCGCCGCCCTCGCCCGCGGGTCAGGAACTCAGCATCCCGCGCATGGCCGAAGGACTACTTGGACTTCGGTAACAGCCACGACCACGTTTTCCGGCTGAAGATGACGATGGGTTCCTTGTCCGACCAACCCCCGGAGCCGAGGCCCTCCAACAGGCGAAACGGCGCCCTGATCACGGCGTAAAGGATCACGACCAGGCCGATCACGATCATCACCAGAAGCCACGCCATGAAGATCGTTTCGATCATAACGTCGCCACCACCCACAGGAACACACCGACCACGGCAGCCACGGCGGTAGCGTCGGTGGCCCAGCCCCAGGCGTCGCTCCAGAGCCGGGAGCGGCTGCGTCTGAAATGCCAGTGCCAGGCGAGGGAGTGGTTCATGTTCCCATCTCACTGTTGAGCGCCTTCACGATCGCGGTGGCGTGATCGAACGTCGCTCCGCGCGCCAGGATCTCGTCGGTGCAACCAGGTTCGTGGCGGAGAATATCGTAGCGGCCGTCTTCGCTTTTGCCCGCTGTCCTGATGAGGCTGTAACGGATCGTGGTTTCTGTCGATTGCATCTGTTTATCCTTTTGTCTGGTTAAAAAGCCCCCCGGCCTCCCGTGCGATGGAAGAGGCCGAGGGTAGTACCGTCAGGCCCGGCGGCGCTTCACCATGCCGAGTCCAAGCAGCCCCATACCAAGCACCGCCAGCGAGGCGGGCTCCGGCACGTCCTGCTGCCCTGGAACGGGGACCAGGAAGAAGCTCTCAGCGCCATCCGATGCGTTGCTCCATCGGGCGTAGAATTCGATCTGGCTGTTGGGCGACAGATCGTTCCGGTCGATGTTGAAGCCGCTCAGCACGTAGTCCGGGAAGCCGGTGCCGTTATTCGCGGTCGGCAGCGGCGTGCCGCCGGCCGGGTTGTAGTCAGCGAGGATCGTCTTGTTGACGACATCAAGCACGACGAAGCGTTGCAGCACTTCAGGCCCCGCGCCCGTGGCGGTATTCACGTCGATGCCGACGTTCAACTGGCCATTCAGGTCCAGTTGCGAGATGAGGAACGCCCGTAGGAAGCTGACCAGATATGGCGTGCCCTGCGTGTCTTCGCCCAGGGTCGTGGTGGTCGCCGAGGAGAAATCGCTGAACAGCGTCTGGTTGCCGCCCTGCTGGTAGTTGTTATAGCCGAACCCAACCGGCTGCTGCGGTTGGTTCGTGCCGCAGATGAGGCAGGGGGTATTCAACGGCTGGTTCCCTGGAGGTGGCACCGCGATCAGCGACAGCGCCGAGGTATTGGCGTTGGCCGTGTAACCCAGCGTCGAGATGATGTCAGCGCGGGCCGTTGGCTGAAAAAACAGCGCCCCGGTGATGATGGCCGTGGTCATCAACAATTGTTTCATCGTGTGTTTCCCTCTGTGTTTGTGTTCGTAGCCACTCATTCTGGCGCTCCAGATCCTGTACAAGCAACTCCAGTTCCTCAATCCGGCGGCGCAACGTGTTCAAGAGATCCGGGACCATCATACCAAAGGCCCCTACCATACCTTGCCCCACCAGAGCGGACCCTGCCACGCCGTGCCCTGCCCGAGCACACCACACCGGGGCGGACCCCACCTTGCCATAGCTTGCCATGCCCAACCTCACCGGACCGCGTCAAACCGTGGCTAACCACACCAGACCACGCCAAACCACGCCGGGGCGGACCCCACCTTGCCATGCCACACCGAACCCCACCTGACCCAGCCTTGCCACACCGCGCCAAACCACGGCTAGCCGAATCCCGCCACGCCATACCTGACCGAGCCGTGCCTTACCCCGCCCCACCCCGCCATGCCGGGGCAGGCCACACCACGCCAGGCCACGCCACATAGGACCGTGCCGGACCCAACCTAAGCAAATCATGCCCATGCCGGCCATGGCGAGCCACGCCGAAGCTAACCGCGCCTTAAAGAAACGGAACGACTGGTTCCGTTTCGTTAAAACGCGGACCATACCGCACCAAACCGGACCGAACCTTACCCGGCCCCGGCACGCCTAACCGGGCCAGACCTTTCCAGGCCGTGTATTTTTATCATGCTTCGGAAACTTTGAAGCTGACAACTGCAAATCGTCCATATGTTGGTCTAAAATCACCAACCCCGCCGATCCTGCCAGCGAGAGATGTAACCTCCAGGAGGAGATCCTGGCTGACATATTCTGGAAGCGTGACGAGAAAACGAAACTCACACGTCCAACCAGTACGCATGGCGGGACGGATCCTGTTGATCCCGGAACGCTGAATAACGACCCGACGACGATCCTCGTAATCCCATGATTTCGTGCCCAGAGAAGCCAGTGGTGTCAGGGAGACAACCGCCGCCTTGAATAAATCCATGGCGCTTTTTCGCGGGCTGCGGGGGTCTTGCCGAAACTTACTGGCGAGAATGATCGCTCCGCGAAGATACTCCCCTGGGATGCAAATCATTCCCTTCTCGTCCCGGTAGACATAAGACTCGACATCGTCGGTCTTCTTGGCGGCGCTGTTTTTCGCCGCCTTCGCCTTGGTATCGACGGCGTCAGCGTTCCATCTGTGAAACAGAACGTCACTCGTCCCTCTTATTTTCACGGTCGCCGTGTAGGGCAGCTCCGTTTCAACCGACGCCTGACCGCCATTCGTTACATCATCATTTACTTTGACAACTTTGTTCATTGCTCGTTCCTAAAAGAAGCCACACCAAACCGCACCGCACCAGGCCGGGCCAAACCAAGCCACACCCTGGCAAACCAAACCTGGCCTTACCGCGCCTCACCTATGCCTGCCTGGCCCTGCCAGGCCGTACTCAACCCAACCGCGCCCTGCCGCGCCTTGCCCAACCAGACCGCGCCTAATCTCACCAGGGCTAACCGCGCCATGCCTTGCCGAACCCGGCCAAACCTGACCTTGCCCGACCCTACCAGGCCCTGCCCCGGCTTACCCCGCCGAACCAGACCAAACCCAACCCTGCCCGGCCCTGCCCCGGCCCTGCCCCGGCCCTGCCCCGGCCCTGCCCCGGCCTCAGCCATCCTTGGCGCACCACGCCAAGAAAAATACCGTATACCACTCCAGGCTTGATCGTCAATACCGAATACCGTATTTCTGTCTCATGGCTAAGAAATTAACGGTTCCAGAACGAATTCAGGTCCGCGTTGCCGGGGGGACATTGGCGCGCATCGATGCCACGCGAGGAAACATACCTCGCCATGAGTGGCTACGAGCCCTTATCGAAAAGGCGCTCACCCCTTTAGATATCTCGGACCGCGCGAGCCCTCGGCCCTCAGGGGAAAACCCGAGGCCCAGTCAGGCAACTCGCTCATAAGAGAACACATCTCCTCAACGCTCCCAAAACCGATCTGGGGCTCGCAAATAATCTCGTCATGGACCAAGGTTAATGGGCGATAGTTTTCTCGTTCGAGACGCAGCGCGGCGTGAACAAGAAGATCCCTGCACAGACCCTGCACGGCGTTTTCCGTCAGCCGCCCGCCGTAGGTCTGACAGCGTTCCCATCGTTTTGTTAGCGAATTAACACTCATATACGAGACGCAATCGTTGCCAAAACGACCCGTTTCGATCAGGGGTTGAGAATACCAGATGTAGCGTCCACTCGGCAGGCGCATCCGCAGCCACTTGCGATCCATCCGAAACCGAATGCGCCCGCCCGCCACCGCCGTCGCCTGACCGGGATGACGCACGGCGTCGATCGCCGCCTGGTTCATGTCGTTCCAGAGTTTCGGGATACAGGCATAAGTCCCGCGATAGACGTTAACGGCGCGTTCCGCCTCTTCCGGGGCGAGAAGGACACTCGCCTGGGCGATGCAGGTCTCGCGGAACTTATGCCAGCCCATCTGGTAGCCGCAGCCAAGCACCAATGTTTTGCCGACGAAACGGGCGCGGCTGTCCTTGGTGACGGTGGCGGGATCGATGCCGTAAACCCTGGCGCCGATCTCCTCGTAGACTTTCCGCTTCGCGCGGAACGCCTCGACCAGATCATCCTGCCCCGCCAGCCACGCCACACCCACCGCCTCGACCGAGGCGAAGTCGCCCGCCGCGATCTCGTGGCCCTCGGCGGGGATGATCGCGCCGCGCAACATCTTCGAGACGACATCGAGCGGCGGGCCGGCGATGGCATCGACCATCGCCGCGCCCTGGTCGAGCAGCGCCCGGTGGCCCTCCCAGTCCGCGACAACGTCGCGGGGGAAGTTCTGCACCTGCAACCCTTGCGAGATGTATCTGCCGGTCGATGCCCCGTGGTAGCCGAGCAGACCCCGCACGCGGCCGTCGGCGTTCGACCGCTCGTGGATGGCGTAGAGCTTTTTGACCGATATCTTCCCCGCCTCCAGGCGGGTCTTGAGAACACTCTTCTCCAACAACCCCACGCGGGGATCGGCGATCAGGCGCAGGACATCCCTCCTGCGGAGATCAGGGATCACCTCCTCTTCCGGTTCGACCTCTTCCAGATCATCGAGCAGTTCACCCTCGCGAGCGAGGTCGGGAGGTGGGGCCAGATCGACGCCGCGCTTCATCAACCACGATTTGAGCAGACCGATCTCGGAAGTCTTACGGACCACGCCAACAGTCAGCAGCCGCATATCGTTATCGAGCAGGGCCTGGGTTTCTTCGGCGACGATCCGCGCGGCCTGGACAAAGGAATGATCGAACCGCACACCTCTGTCATTCATGGCCTCAGTCAGATCCCAGACATCTAGTTCCGGCTGGGGCAAGGCGGCCGTGGAGCGACAGACCTGACGCTCCACCTTCACATCGGTCGAGCAATAGTCGCTCAACCGGGCCATGCGGTCCTCGTCTTCCCACCACGCCAGCGAGCCGTCCGCCATCCGCCTCGGCTTGCACATCTGGAGCATGAGGCGCCACCCGTCGCCATCCTTCTTGATCGGCAAGCCGAGCGCCATCCCCGCCCCATCGAGGCTGGCGGGCAGGGCCTGGGCGCGGGCGCGGGCCATGGTGCAGATCCAACGATCGATCGCGACCAGGGGCCAGCCGTGGCGCGGGTGGAGGACGCCCTCGATCAGCAGCCGCTCGAACTGCGCGTTGTGGGCGACAACTTCGTTGTTCATCAGGTAATCGCGGTATTTCGGGAGGAGTTCTCGCCCCGGCCGCCACTCCCACGGCTCCTCCATGCCGATCGCCAGGCGGGCAACGGTGACTGTCGTGGAAGGGTCCGACGCATAAACGTATGCGCCGGTCTTCCGCAAATCGACGGTCGAGCGTGTTTCCAGATCCAGAAACAGCAGGTCGTTGATGTCGGTCAGGATTCCCACCTCGGCAACCTCGATAGAATGAAGCCAGTCAGAACCAGCGCGAACATGCTGGTCCCCAACACGCCGCACATCACGCCGATCCAGAAATCACTCACCGACTAGAACTCGTCTTCCATTTCTTCCACGACCGCATCGAAATCCTGGGCGGCGGATGTCCGCCCAAACGCCCCGTCGTGCTTCAGCAGTTGGACGTTGCCGAGCCCCAAACTGACCCCGACCCCGATGTTGTTGTAGACGAACGGACGGACGCTGATGTTGGCCCAGCGCCCGGCGTAAACCGCGCGCGGGTCGGTGACCGGTTCGAGGCTGGCGTCAACGATGGCCGGCTTGTCCTTGGAGCTGGCGGAGACGAAGTGCCAGCCGCGCTCGTAGCCCGCCATGTGCTCTTTTTCTTCAGCGCGGCGGACGACGCTCTCGGGACGGCGAGCATTGGCCGGCCATTTCTTCATGTCCTTGCCCCATACCTCCACGCACAGATCGTTGAGCGCCTTGAGTAAGGGCGTCACGTCGAACGTGGGCGGGAGTAACAGGGTAGTGGTGTACTTCTCATCGCCGCCATTGAATGAGCTGGGCTCGATCAACGATGGAAACGAGAGGCGGCCGGGGCCGAGGCGGATGGTTGATACAACTGGTTTCTGTGCCATTTTAACTTATTCCTCTGTGTTAACTATTTCAAACTCAATGCGCGGAGCAACCGCCGCGCGCGGATCGGACGCCGGAACCAGCGCGGTCCCGGGATCTGACAAGGTGACCAGCTCATTCCAGTGAACTGGTTTCTTCAACTTCTTCGCCTTCAGGATCTTCTCGATCTGGGTGGGTGAGTGGAGTTTCGTGACATAAGCGTCATCGCCTAGCATGGCGTCCATCGTGGGTGATGCCACTTCCTCGTCGGCCCATACCCGCCTGCCGCGTTTATCGACCAGCTTCCACCCCGGTATCTCCTCGCCGCGATCAGCGAGGGATTTGGCGTAAGCACGAACGGCTAACAACCATTGGTCGATGATCTCGGCGCCTTCGAGAATCCCCCCTAAACGCTCGCGGGATATCTTCGCCGGGTCCGGCAGGAGCGAGACGGCGTTGTCAACTTCCACCACTTCAAACTCCAGACCAATGGAGGCGAGGGCTTTCGCACGCAGCGCCGGGCAGTCACCGGCGGCGCGGCAGTATTTGCAATGCTCGCCCGCGATCCTCGGCGCGAGCGGGTCGGTCGCCCGCTCGGCGATCTCGAGGAGGTCGGCGGCGAAATCATGGATCTCCGCCGTTGTCAGGATGGTGCGGCGCGGCGGCCCAAGAGCCGGCTGGACGACGACGAGTTCTATTTCGGTGATCTCATTGGCGAGGCCAGGCGGCAGGGACCAGAGGGCGCCGAGGCCGTAGCCGCCCGCCTGTAGATTGGCGCGCCCGTCAGGGCGGCGGATCTCCACGCCATGGTATCCCGTCTTGAGATCGGCGACGTATGCGCGGGGCGGGGCGACAATGAAAGCGTCCGCCGTTCCGGTGTAGAGTTCATGCAGCGCGGTCATCTCGATCGGCTGCTCCACGTGGAGCGTTCCGCCAAGGCGATCGTGCGCGGACTGAACCTCGATGACGTAAGCCATCACCATCTCCGCGCCCTCCGGGTCTTCCGGGATGATATCGAACGGGGACAGGTTCTCGCGCAGGCAGGCGGCCGCTACTTCATGCAGGTCCGTTCCCCGCTTCGCGTAGACAGAGGCGGTGTTGGGCCTGCCTTCCTCGGCCTTCATGCTGCCGGGACAACATTCCCGGCGTTCGAGGACGGACATGCCAAGGGGTGAATGGCCTCGCGTGGGTGGCGTGTCGTTCACGCCGAATGCTCCTTCAGAGCCACCAGCGCCGCCTCGGCGATCGCGGGCCACGTCGCGGGATCGCACTCAGACAAACGACGTTTTCCGCCGTGGGCCTCCAACAGGTCGGTGATCGCCTTGACCTTGAGCGGATGCACCGCGCCAACTTTCGACAGCAGAGAGCGCATGGCGGGCTCGTCGAGGGGCTCCGGCGGAGGCGGCGGGGCCAGGGGCGTGGCGTTGATGGGTGCCTCCGCACCATTGGTTTTCGCGCGGCGGGGGGCTTTGGGAAGGCGTGGCGGGGGGATGCCCTCCGTCGCGGGATAGTCTTCGTCGATACGCGCCTCGGGAGTAACCTCGGGCTCCGGCGCGATGGTGGTCACTTTTGATTCAACGGACTTCGGCTCGATGAAGCGAGGAGTTACGATCGCCCGCCGGTGTTGGAGGATGAGGAACAATTCCTCTTCGGTCAGGTCGATCGAGCAGTTGATTGAGATACTCATGAGGTCTCTTCCAAAAGTTGAGTGACGATCCGCCTTTTACGGCGGACGATGTCGGCGACCCTGGCGTCTATGCTGTCCGCGACGGTCAGGATCGAGATCCGCACCGGGCGGGCCTGGCCGGCGCGATACAGACGCGCGATGGCCTGGTCGATCGAGGCGCTGGTCCAGTCGGTTTCGAGAAAGATGGCGCGGCGGGCGCTCTGGAGGTTGAGGCCGAAGCCGGCCACCCTGACGGAGGCCACGAGAACCTTGACGACGCCCGCGTTGAACCCGGCGACAGCGCCCTCACGAAGGGTATGGGCGGTCTCACCCATCAGGAGCCTCGCGCCCATGCCCTGGCAGGCGTCATTGATGGCCTGGAGGGCGGCGACGTGGACACCGAAGAGGACGATACGATCGGCGCCGCCTTCAATCTCGGATTTGATCAAATCGACCGCCGCCCTGCTCTTGGCGAGGGCGAGGACGCGGCGGGTGGAGGCGAGCGGCAACAACATCGCGTTGAGCCGCTGCCACCCCGCCTCGTCGCCGCCCTCCAGCTGGGTCAGGACAACATTTAACTCATTCCGTTGTTGCTCTGTCATCGTCGCCTCGATCGCGCGGCGATCGGCGGGACTGATCTCTACCGGGAGCGTATCAACAGTCAGCGGCGGCAGGTCGGTGACATCCGAGAGTTTCACGCGAGAGGCGCATTTCGAGAGGATGCCCCGCAACTCCTCGGTATTACGGGCGCCGACGACCACCGGCCCGAACGTCTTTTGGACAGTGACGCAATAACGTTCGAGGAAGAGCGCCTTCTGGACGCGACCGGGGATAAGGTTGGGGAAAAGGCGGGACAGATGCGGATGTAATTCATCAGGGCTATTGAGCACGGGTGTTCCCGTGGCGATCCAGACCCTTTGGCAGCGGGTATAAAGAGCGCCTCGCGAGTAAATCGTCGCGCCATAAAAGGCTCTTGTTCTCGCCGCGGCGCCATGACCGAGAGCATGGCCCTCGTCGCAGACGGCGCTGTCCCAGTACAGACGGTAGAGTTGTTTCCAGATCTCTGTTCTTCTCATCAAATCGTATGAGACAATCACGATATCGGCGGTGTCATCGACGATCGATTTGCCGTTGGTGATCCGCTGGACGCGGACGCCAGGACGCCAGGTGGCGATGTCGGCCAGGGTCTGCGGGATCAGCACGGCGTGGGTGATCCACAGTTGACGCCCGCCCACGGCGGCGCCGGCGCGGATGAGGGCGGCGGTCTTACCCGTTCCGGGATCCCAAAGGAGGAGGAAATGCCCCTTGGCCATATCAGGTATGACGGCCGCCTGGTGCTTCCAAAGAGCGAGGGGAGAGGTCACCAGAATTGTCCCGTCCAACTGTCCCACGCCGCCGTCACGGCGCCGGTTCCGGGGTAGAGATCACTGAAATCATCCTCGGGACGCGCGCCCAACAGCTCGAACGCCCAGTGACAGACGGCTTCCGGCTTGGCGCCGGTCAGGCCGCGTTTCATCGTGATCGAGTGATTGATCCAGTCACGCATGACCAGCCGCTTGCTCACGACCGGCTTGCGGGCGGGTTTGATGATGACCGGCTCCCAGGCGTAGGCCACCGAGACATTCCTTTTGAACGCCGCGAAGCCCTTGACCCAGGAACACCACCGCGCTCCGGTTGGCGCGATCAGCGGCGCCAGTATCGCGATCGACCCCGGCGTGGCGGATGCGTGCAATACCCAGCCATCGAAGCGGTCCATGAGATCCGCGACAAGGGCGGCGTGGTCAACCTCCCCGCCGTAGTCTGGCTGGTCCCGATAAAGGTGGGCTGACCCGATATAAGGCGGGTCCGCGTAGCCCAGGCGTAACGAGCCGGCGGGGGCGGGGAGGACGGATGTCATCGGGTGCTCATGGGATGTCTTCCAGGGACAGAAACTCGCCATTGACAAATTGTTTTTCCCAGACCTGCCGAAGCATCAACTGGAATACCCGCAGCGCGTGATCGCCCTCCCGCGTCCGATCGATCGCGGTCAGGTACCGGATCTCATCCTGAACATAACGCAGAGCCTCGATACCCTGGATCGCGCGTTTCTCGGTTTCCGGGTCCACCCCAGCCCCCGCGGCCGCACGGAACGCCTCGACCATGGCGATAAGTTTTCCGTGATACTCGAAGATGTTTTCGTTCGAGCGAGGCGAAGCCTGAATTTTCTCGACCAGTTCGCGCGGAGTCATTCACTCACCCCCGCCAGCCCGGACCACGCGCCATATTATCACCATTCGGTGGTCTCCTCGACCGGCGCCGTTGGAGGCAATCCCGACAACAGAATCGCGTCGATCACCGCGCGCAATATGAGGATGCGCCCGCTCAGACGAATGGCCGGCAGTTCACCGCGCGCCACCTGGCCGTATATCGTTCGCCCAGGGACGCCCAATACCCTGGCGGCCTCTTTGATGCTGTAGGTCTGCGGGGATGTTGTTTTAGGCATGGCGGGGAGATATAACAGGTGGCGAAGATAGCGCAAGGGGAAAAGTGATGCGATTCACGAAAGAGAACACGCCAGAGGCGAACGACGACGATATCAGACGGATGAATGAACGCTATTACATCGTCGCCGATAGCGTGCGCCCTGGCGGATTTACGCCAAATTTCCTGGAGAAGTTAGCCGAGGTCGTTCGCGAGGAAGTCATGGTGCAGCGGCGGCTGCGAGAAGCTTTCGCTGCATATAAGGAAAGAGATGGCGAAGGAAGCAAATAGGTTGTTGACCTATGGTTTGTGTTGGTTCATATAGGTTGGGTCTCGCCGAAAGGCGGACAAAGAAAAACCGGCGGCGCGGGGGAATGCGCCGCCGGAGAGTGGGGGTGTGACGAATACGAGTGGAAAAGGAATGTAAGCAGATGAAAACGAGCAACGCAACATTGATGGATAAATGCCGCGAATGCGGCGGTGGTGGACTGTGTGGGGACGGTCGCCCCAATGACCCATGGGCGAAGACCTGGGAATGCCGTGAATGCGAAGGGACCGGCGAGGTCGTGGCTTCTTGCGAGTGCTGCCAGCGTGACGCGGTGGAAACGTTCGACGGGTTGATGCTGTGCGGATCGTGCGCGGAAGAGCAGCGGCTGGACTACGCGATCGACGCGGCGGAGTGGAGAGCATGAGCGGGCGTCTCACGACTTATGACATCCGAATCATTCTGCTCGAGCTGGATCTCGCCGAGACGTATCGGGAACTGCCCGACACGCACGCGAAGAGCATCAGGGCGATACGCGACAGACTGCTGCGCGCGGCTCTCGTGGATATCGAAGTGGAGACGGAGGAAAAGCCATGAGACTTCTCGCCCGCGCCGAAGACCCCAAAGGGGTTGCTCCTGAACTCTACTGGATCAACGCCAGGGTCCGCCTGATGGGCGAGTCTCACGGCATGGCGCGCCGCTCGATCGAAGCCCGGATCAAGAACGGATCGATGATCGTGGTCGATGACGTGAAGACGGAGGAAAAGCCATGAGCGAGACGATGAGGGGGATCGTCGAGGATGACCGCGCGCGGCGTCTGGGAGCGGCGCTGACGGCGTTGCGGTGGACCTCGGGGGATCTGGCCGAGGTGCTTGGAATCGGCGTCTCTACCGCCCGCAGGTGGCGGGAAGGGCTGTATCCCGTGCCAGACGCGGTGATGACGTGGATCGAAGGGCTGGTAAGCGCGGTGGAAGCCATGGGGCCGCCGCCGACGCGGGTGAAAAGAGGGTATCGGCCGCTGGGAGAGAGCGACGAATGGGCTGAATGGGGGTGACAGCGTAATACAACGAAGAAACCGAGGGGGTGAACGATGGCTGACGACAACGACAAAACACGGGGATTGAACCTACGGAGTATCCCCGGCCTGGCGGCGATGCTCGCCGTTGATCGCTGGTGCCTCTGGTACTGGCGCGTGCTGATCCGAAAGGACGGGACGAAGGGCAAGACCAAGGTTCCGGTCATCCCCGGAACGGGGATTGGGGTCCGCGTCAACAGCCTGGAAGGGGTGGTCGGCTACGACGTGGCCCGCGCGGCGGTGCTCGCCGAGGGCGCCGCCGGCGTCGGCTGGCGGATGGAAGGGGATGTCGGGCTGGTGGCGCTGGACCTCGACCACTGCCGCGGTCCGAAGACCGGGAAAATCGATGCGTGGGCGCTGGCGATCCTGGCGGCCGCGCCAGGGGCGTACTGGGAGATCACGCCTTCGGGGACGGGGATACGGATCATCGGGCGCCTGAGCGGGCGCCCAGAGGCGTTCCAGGGCAAGCTGAGGGTGAAGGCATGGGTGGCGAGCCTGGAGGGACCTGACAGCGCCGAGGAGCGAGCCTGGTGGGGCGAGGGGATCAAGGCCCGCGCCCAGATCGAACTATTCCACGCCTGTAGCAGGTTCCTGACGGTGACCGGATGGGACGGGACCGGCGATTGCACGGTCGAAATCGATGAGATCGTCGGATGGATACGGGAACGAACGGACGAACCGAAGACCATCGAGGGGCGCGCGGAGAGGGCGGACGACGATGGGCTCTCGCTCCGGGGACATATCGAAGACGTGAGGGCGGCCCTCGGGGTCATCCCGAACGAGGACGCGGGGTGGGATGACTGGTCGAAGATCGGAATGGCCGTCTGGGGCGCGACGGGCGGAAGCGAGGACGGATACGAGGCGTTCAGGGAGTGGTCGGAGAAGTCGGGGAAACACGACGACGCGGCCTGCCGCGAGCGGTGGGATCACTGGATGCGCTCGCCGCCTGATCGGCTGGGGATCGGGACGCTGCTGTATGAGGCCAATAAGGCTGATGGGAGTTGGGTAAAGCCCTCCAGGAAGGCGCGGGGGGAGTCGGTAGCCTCGGGGACCCCGGCTGGTGGTGAGGGGCCGGAGCCGGGGGAAGAGGGAGGGGGAGGACGGTTCGCGGCGCTGGCCGCGCGGGTGACGTATGTGCAGGCCCTGCATCGGTGGCTGGATCGCGAGACGTGGATCTTGCTGGATGAACCCCGCCTGAAGCAGACGGCGCAGCGCCTGGGGGTGGAAGGCGCGATGTTCCAGGGTGGGAAAGGCATCGCGGCGCGCCTCGGGCTGGAGGGGAGCGGGATGCGCTGGGTGGTCGGCGTGACCATGCGGCCGGGGCAAGGGGAGACGGTGAGGGAGGCATGGGGCGTCTGCGCCAACACATGGCGGCCCTCGGCGCTGAAGCCTCGGGCGGGGGCCACGGCGGAAGACGCCGATGTGTGGCTGGAACATGCTCGTCGGCTGATCCCTGACGAAAGGGATCGGGAGCGGGTGCTGGATCGGCTGGCCTGGGCGCTCCAAAACCCAGGACGGAAGATCAACAGCGCCCTGGTGCTGATCGGTGGGCAGGGGACCGGCAAGGATTCGCTTCTCTCGCCGTTCTGGGCCGCCATTGGCGAGCACAATCACAGCGTGGTGCGAGGGACGAAGCTCGGCGGGCAGTTCAACGGATACATGGAGACGGCGTGGCTGCTGATCTCGGAAATGCCGCCGGCGCACAAACGCGATGTTTACGAGGATCTGAAAGGCGACCTGACCACGCCGCCGGATGTGATCCGGATCAATCGGAAAGGGGTGGAGGAATACGACATTCCCAACGTCCTGAACGTGGCCGTGACCTCGAATCACGCCGGGGCGATCGCGCTGGCCGAGGATGATCGCCGGTTCGACGTGGTTGGAACGGTGATGGCGGTCACGGGGACGGAGGCGGAGATCGGAGCGTATTACACGGCGTTGCACCGTTGGTATAGCCGCGATGGCGGGCGGGAGATCGTCGCCGGATACCTGATGGGGCGGGATGTAGCGGCGTTCAACCCGAACGCGCGGCCGGTGATGACGGTGGCGAAAAACACCATGGCGCGGGAAGGCGCGCATCCCGCCGTGGGTTGGGTCGCTCGCCTCTGGGACGAGGAGCAGCCCTTGCACGCGCGGAATTACGTGGTGGTGCGGGAAATCCTCGTGAAAGGCCAGAGGGGCGACTGGGACGCGGGCGCGGCCGTCTCGCGGGGGATCACCTGGGCTCACATCGTTCAGGCCCTGCGGCTGATGGGATGGGTCCAGCTGGACCGGCAGATCGTGGACGGAGACGCGCGCGCCCGCGTCTGGGTGAGGGCCAGGGCTGAAAAGCTCGCCTCTCAGCTCAGCGCCACCGCGCTGCGGACACGTCTGGAAAAGGATCGGGTGAGGCGAGGGCGGATGGGTTTCAGCCGGGTGGAGGCGTGAAACCGCACAGACATGAGTCACTGTGCGGATTCGAGTGTGCAGAGGTGTGTATATAGCATTATAGTTAAATACCCTTTATCAATCTGCACACCATGCTGAACACACCTTGAACAGTTGGTGTTCACCAAAAAATGATGATTATATCTACACACTTTCCATATCTGAACACTGAACACTTTATAATATAATATCATAGAATCATATATATACAGGAATATATGTATAAGTGTGTGGGTATAAAGAGTGTGTGGACGAAGAAGTTGGGAGTGAGTGTGAAGTGTGCGGCGTACTGATCCTTGGGATCGATCCCGGCGTGAATGGCGCGGCCGCTCTTATCCGAGTGGAGGCTGGCGCCATCGCCCATTGCCACATTCGGCCCTGGGCGATCGATGACATGGAGCTTCCGGCCATGATCATGAAAGCGGATCTGGTCGTCGTCGAAGCCCAACACGCATCACCCCAGCAAGGCGTGAGGTCCGCCTTCGCCCTGGGGCGGGCATACGGGGCCGTACAGGGCTTCCTGGCGGCTCTTAACCCCCAGAGGGAGGAATACGTCCAGCCGGCGGTCTGGAGAGGCGCGTATGGGCTCAGGGGAGGCGCGGCGGGCAAAGCGGCCGGCGTCGCCATGGCGCGGGATGTCCTGCGTGAGCCGGAACGGGTCCTCACCCATGACGAGGCGGACGCGGTGTTGCTGGCGTGGTATGGCTGGCGGAACGTGATCCAGAAACAGTAAAGGCACCCGAGGGTGCCTTTTTGGTTCAGGATCCAAAGGTGCCGCCAACACGGCGGCGGGCGCTTTCGCCGTTCCATCCCGCCGCCAGAGCGGCCGGAACAACAATTTCGATTTTGTATCCCGCCGCTTCAATCAGCCTGAGCTTCTCAGGTGTGAGAGTCTTTGTTCCCGCCATGGCGGCGAGGAACCGGGCGTGATCACAAGCCGGGTAGATTGTCTCATTCCCATAGACGTTCTTGATCTGGATTTTAATGGTGCTGGTCATGGTGGTTATCCTGTTTGACTGGTTAAGCGGTGTGTCGTGCTGACCCAACCTATATGGACCCGTTGCGTTCATAGGTCAATGGGTATTTCAGGGTCGCGCGAAGATAGTTGGCGAAACAGACAAACCGTGGCAGTGTCGTGCCAGTATCACCGCATGGGATTAGTCTCAATTGCCTGGTAACACGCAGAAAGGATTGAAGAATCCGAACAAGGTTCGGGTTACTTCATGGAAGCCTGGTGAGTCCGGGAACAAGGATGGCCGCCCAAAAGCGTACAAGGATATCCAGGAGCTGGCGAAGGTTCATACGCCGGCGGCGATAGCGGCGCTCGTGCTGTCGCTACAGGATGAACGAACGCGCGTGCCGGCGGCTGTCGCCTTGCTGGACCGTGGTTGGGGCAAGCCGTCGCAGTCCCTAGACATCAACAGCAACAGCACCATTGAGCTCCACTTAGTGGCGGCTCGGGCTATCTCTCAAACCCTCATCGAGCAGCAATCAACGCCAACAATCGAAACGATCGAGTCTACATCAACAGACTTGCCAACGGAATGATAGCGCAATGATCATCCGTTCAAACGTGGAGTGTGTCACCAATCGTCCGTTTGGACATGATCCCAATGTCAAAGATCAAGTCAACGTCAACATGATCGCGCGATCAGGCGCATACGCGCGTGCGCGCGCCCAGGCGCGCGGGTGGGCGCCCGCCCCCCTGCCCGCGCGTGTGGCGATGGCACTGGCACCCCCTTCAAAATTCCCCCACACCATTTTGAAAACACGTTACGATATCAGAATTTATAATTCTGGTTGATGATGAGCCTTAACCTCATTCAACTTCTGGAACGAGTTCTACGGGTTCTTCCTCCCGCGATGTTGTTTTTGTTTCTGCTTAACATCGTTTTCATGGGTGTCGTGTTATTCGTGTTCTCTCACAATACCGAAGCCCGCAATATCTTGTTGCAGGCGATCATCGATAAGTGCCTGGGCAGATGAACGACACCATAAACCCGTTCCACGCGGCGATCGAAAAGTATGCCCGCGCGCCGATCGCATTCGTGCGGGATATTCTGGGCGTGGAGCCCGACCCATGGCAGCTGGAAGCACTGCGCGCGGTGGCGCGCGGGCATACCCGTCTGGCCATTCGTTCGGGGCATGGCGTCGGCAAGACCTGCTTCGCCGCGTGGCTGTGTGTATGGTTCATCTGCACCCGCGCGCCGTTCAAGGTCGCCATAACCGCGCCGTCTTCGAGCCAGTTGTTCGACGCGCTATGGCCCGAGTTCATCAAATGGTTGAACATTCTTCCTTCTGGCTGGCGCGATCTGTGGGATATTCGCTCCGATCGCGTCACGCTAAAGGCCGATCAGGAATGTTTCGTCACCGCGAGAACGTCACGGCCCGATACGCCAGAGGCGATGGCCGGCCTGCACTCAGCGCATATCCTTCTTATCGCCGACGAGGCCAGCGGTATTCCTGAATCGGTCTTCGAGGCCGCCTCGGGCTCGATGTCATCGCATGGCGCGATAACGCTCCTCATCGGCAACGCGACTCGATCGACCGGCTTCTTCTACCGCGCCCATATGATGGAGCGGGATCGTTGGTATACCCAGAAGGTCTCCTCGGCCTCCTCTAAAAGGGTCACCTCGGAGTTCGTCGAGGAGATCGCCAATCGCTACGGCATGGACTCAAACGCTTTCCGCGTCCGCGTCCTCGGCGAATTTCCCCTCGCCGACGACAACACCCTGATCGGCGCCGACCTCGTCGATAGCGCCATGCTGCGTGATATCGAGATCGATCCTCTCGCCATCGAAATCTGGGGCGTCGATGTCGCCCGATTCGGCACCGACGCCTCCGTCCTCGTGAAACGAAAGGGGCGCGTCGTGACCGAAATGCCGCGCGCCTGGCATGGCCTGGACACCATGCAACTGGCCGGAGCCATCAAGGCGGAGTGGGACATACAATCCCCCACGGCCCGTCCCTCTCTTATATGCATCGACGTGATCGGTATTGGCAGCGGCGTCGTCGATCGTCTGCACGAGCAAAACCTGCCCATTCTGGGCGTCAATGTCTCCGAAACGGCCTCAACCACCGGTAGATACGCACGCTTACGAGACGAGTTATGGGTGCGCTGCAAGGAGTGGCTGGGCAACCGCAACGTGCGCCTGCCGCGCCATGATCGCCTCCGCGATGACCTCCTCATGCCAAGATATTCCTTCCTGAGCGATGGCAGGCTCCAGGTCGAAAGCAAGCAAAGCATGCGTTCTCGCGGTCTCCCCAGCTGCGATCACGCCGATGCGTTGAACCTTACGTTCTGCGAGCAGGGGCTGGGGGTCGGGTCCGGCATGACCTCGGGCCTGTTCGATAAAGCCCCCCTGCACATGAGCCTCGCCGATGGAGACCTGGTGTAATGGGCCTGTTGTATCCCGTCGAACCCGGCCCGCGCGCCAATCACATGGCGGAGGCGGAGGCCGCGCTCGGCGGCCTGACCCCCGAGGAGAAGTTTCTCTACAACATGCACCTGACCAATCTGCATGGGCGCGGCAGGCTCGAGCAGCCGGATGGTTCAGTCTCCAGCCTCATCCAGATGTCCTTCGAGGGCCCCGGGGGCAAGACTTACAACATCCCCACCCTTTGGGGTGGCCACCAGCTGCCGCCGGATGAGGCCATCGCGCGCGCCCAGAAGATCGGCCTCGATAAATTCCCCTCTTACGCCAGTGGCGACGAGGCGGAAGCGCGCTACCGGCAGCTGCACGATTACCTCGCCAAAGACACCGGCGACATGATCCGGGGCGGCCGCCCCGTCGTCGATGAATGGCCCAGGGGCCTGCTCGACATACCGAACGGATGGAACCCATGAGGACAGCCGATGGAGATCTGGTATGAATGACGCGCCATGGCCGCCGGTGGATGATAATCCGAAGCACAGGGAGATCATGGAAAACTGGGCGCGCCGCATCATCCAGGAGGTGGCGGATGAACTGGCGAAGGGGGGTCGTTGAGGAACTCGGTGAGATCTTCCTGACGCAAAAGACGATCAATATCAGCCTCGATGACCGGATGTCGGTCCTTGAGCGGGCGTTCAAGGCCCGAACTGAACGGAAAGGTGGGAAACAGTCATGAGCGCGACCCTCGCCCCTCCGCCCCCTTCTTCCGGCCTCCTCGCCCCCCAACAGATCGCCAACACCAACGGCCCCACGCCGCTTCCACCCATTCCAGGGCTCATTCCCCAGGGGATGCGGCCCACCCCTCTGTCCGCCTCCCCCTCCGAGCAGATGCTGGCGTTCCTTTTGCCGCCCTCCCACGACGATGATCCGCCCGATTCTGATCAATCTCTCCCCCCACAACTCCGCCGTTACGCCGCCGGCCTGCGCCCCACCCTAAAACCAACAGCCTCGCCCTGGTCTCAGGAAATCATCTTCGAGCGTCTCGGCAAGACGGATGTGGAAATCAACGCCGTCGCCCGTTTCTATTACAAGACCGCCCAGCATTATGACGCGTATCTGTCCCGCGAGCGGGTCACCGCCTCGAATTACTACGCCGGTCTGCCTGATGGGCCGCTGGAGGACGGGCGCTCCAAGCTGACGATGACCGTCGTGCGCGACACCATCCGACAGACGCTGCCCTCTCTTCTCCGCATCTTCACCGGCGTCGAGGACCCGGTCTCCTTCCAGCCCCTTTCCTCGGATCACACCACCGCCCAGAACGATCAACTCGCCACATCCCTCGCCCGCCAGGCGACGGACTACGCGCGCTGGGCGTTGTTCACCGCCAATCCTGGTTGGACCGTCCTCCACGACGCGCTGCTCGATGCCCTGACCCGCAAGGCGGGCTGGGTGCGGTGGCACTGGGGGTCCTCGAAACACACCCGCACCGAGGTCGCCGCCGGTCTCTTACTCCCCCAACTTCAAATGCTCCTCTCCGAGCCCGGCATCGAGGCGTCCCGCATCGTCAGACGCCCGATGACACCGGCCGAATCCCAGGCTCTCGCCAAAACCCCCGAAGGCCAACTCTACCTCTCCCAGGGCGCGCCCGCCGAATACTGGAGCGCCACGATCACCCGGAGCGCCACCCAGGCGTGGCCCCAGGTCTCCCACGTCCTCACCGAAAGCGTCTGGATCGACCCTTCGGCCGCCTCCGTCGAACAGACCCCGGCCCTGTTCATCGTCCAGGACAGCACCGTCTCCGACCTGATCGAGGCGGGCCTGCCGGAGGACAAAATCCTCGCCAATATCGCCTCGGGACGTGGCTCGGCTGGGCGTCAACGGACGGAACTGATCGCGCGGTCCAACGCCCAGGGCCACAACATCACCGGCGCCCCGCCCAACGATAAGAGCCAGGCCATCGTGCGCCACGCCGAGGGTTGGATCAGGTGCGACGCCGATGGCGACAATGTCTCCGAGCTGCTGCACGTCCATCTCCTCGGATCATCACAAAACCTCGTCATGTGGGAGCGAGCGGACGAGATCCCGCTCGCCTGCTTCACCCCCTACAGAGAGCCAGGCAGGGTCATCGGCCAGTCCCAGGCCGACATGGTCATGGACCTGCAACGGGTCGAATCCCGCGTCATGCGCGGTGTGTTGGATTCCTTGGGTCAGTCCATGTTCCCGCGCACGACCGTCGTCGTGGGCCAGGCCAATCTCGCCGACACCCGCCAGACCGCGATCGGCAGCATCATCCGCGTGGCGCAGCAGGGCGCGGTGGCCGAACTGACCAAGCCGTTCATGGGGAAAGAAGCCCTGCCGATCCTGACCGTCCTCGAAACGATCCGCGAGTCCCGCACCGGTATCACGCGGGCCTCGGCGGGCCTGACCGTCGATGAACTTCAATCAACCGCCCCGATCGCCGTCTCCCAGCAGTCCTCCGCCGCCCAGGATCGCCTCGACATGGTGGCCCGCACGCTGGCCGAGACCGGGCTGGCCCCGCTCTACAAGGGCCTCCTGAAGATGCTGGCGCGCCAGCAGGACCGTCCCAACGTCATTCGTATCCGTCAACAATGGATCCCCATCGACCCGCGCGCGCTCGCCACCCAGTGGGAGACGGCGGTCAATGTCGGCGGCAAGGGCATGCCCCAGGAACGGCTCCAGATGCTCAGCGCCATCGCCCAGAAGCAGGAGCAACTGATCCAGCAAGGGGGGCTCGCCAACCCCCTGGTCGGCCTGCCGGAGTATCGCAACACGCTCGCCCGCATGCTGGAGACGGTGAACATCGCCGATATCAGCTCCTACTTCAAAGCCCTGCCGCCCGACTTCGCCCCGCCTCCCACCCCGCCGCCACCGCCCAATACCGACCTCATCCTCGCCGACGTGCAGAACAAGAAGACCAACGCCGACATCGAGAACACCCGGGCGGACCAGCAGACCAAACGCGCCTCCTTGCTCCTCGAGGACGATCGCGAGCGGGACAAATCCGCCCTCGATGCCTGGGTGAAGGCGTGGGTGGCGGGGGCTACGTCCAACCTCGTCGTCCCCTCTCTCGACGAGTTCAAACAAGCCATGAAGTCCAACGCCCCGGCGGTCGGACTGCTGTCGGATCTCCCAGCCCCCACCAGCCCCCAGCCCCCGGCGGTTGGCGCGCCCCAACAACCCAAACCCCCTCAAGGCCCCCAGGGCATGCCAATGATGCCTCCCGGCCCTCCCCGCCCACCCATGATGCCCCAACCCCAACGTCCTCCTGCCCCGCCCCCAGGCCCCATCAACCCGGAAGCCGCCAACACCATTCGTCAGTCCCTCGCCACCGGCCGCATGCCAACGGCCTACGGCCAGCTGACCCAAAGGGCCTCCGCCTTTCCGCTCAATGGTCCCGGCGGTCCGCCCCTGCCCTCTCCGGGAGGCCCCCAGTGATCAAACCAGGAAAAGGTCTCCTCGGGTCAGCCGTGGATGAAGACGATCCCTGGGCGGATCGCGTCGATCGTCTCCAGCGCGGCGTGGGCGATACCGATCCCACCATCGACGCGCTGAAACCCTCCGACCCAAACATCGATCGCACCATGGAGAGCGACGATGACGCCCGTCTCAACCAGGCGCCCAATTATCCGGTGGAAGGCACGCTGCCGGTCTCCCTGCCGCGCGCCATCCAGCTGCTCCGGGCGTTACAGGCAAGGAGCAGCCAGTTATGAACCTCGTCCTCCTCATCATCATCTTGCTTCTCCTCTTTGGCGGCCTCGGCGGCGGGTATTACGCCCACAACATCTACGGCGGCTGGTATGGCCCCGGTGTCGGCATCGGCGCGATCCTGCTGATCATCCTGTTGTTCATCTTGCTGCGCGGTTACTGAACAGTGCCGCTCAGCGCCGAACGCCTCATCCAGTGCGAGGCGGCGAAACGCTTCATCGCCGATCCGCACTTCAACGCCCTCCTCGACCGCATGGCCAACGAGGCAACCAAAAACGCGGTCTTCCTCGATGACGCCTCTCAGCGCGAGGCTTGCCGCCAACTGGTCCTCGCCCTTCGTCGGCTCTGGCAAGAGTTGGAAGCCGACGCCGAGGCCCCCGAAGCGGACGCGGCGGCGGCCCTTCATTCCCAGAGCATGGAGTAAGCCATGGCGTCTTTACTCGACGAGGTGCTGGGGCAATCAGGACGGGACACCACCCCTCTCCTTCAACCGCCTGATGAGCGGCCGCCGTCCCTCCAGCCGGACCCGCGCGCCGATGCCCTCGGTCAGACATTCCAGGCCATCGTGGATTATGAAAAGCGGAAGCACCAGGAAGGGGTTGACGCCGGTAACTGGGAGGGCGGCTGGCCATGGGAAGGTGGCCACCCGACGTGGAAAGCAGCCCATGGCGCCGTGGATGCTTACGCCCAGGGGATGCAGGCGGGGACACTGAAAGGTCCGTCCTTCAACGTGTATCACGGTAGCCCTTACAAGTTCGCGCCGACGCCGAAGAACCCTCTGGGTGAATTTGATCCAACCAAGATACATACGGGCGAGGGCTCCACCGCGTTCAGTCAGGGGATTTACACCTCCGAGGGAGAGAGTGTCGCCAGTGGCTATCGACCGCCGGGCGGCAGCATGTACGAGGTCAAAGTCAACGCTGATCCCGCCCGTTTTTTACACTGGGAGCAGCCGATCGGAGAGCAGCATCCCGATGTCCAGGCCGCGCTCAAGGGTCTGGGGGCGCCGGATAATCCCTCCATGAGTGGACGCATGGCGCATGACAGTCTGGTGCGTTCCAACATGGCGAACGGCATGACGTTTTCCGATGCTTCCGCCGCCACGGCCCGGCAACTGAACGAGGCTGGTGTTCCTGGTGTTCGTTACATCGACGCCCCCAGCCGGGTAACGGTGGAGCGCGATATGGCGATGGCGAAGCAGGGTATCGCGGAGCGACAGAAACAGATCGCCGACATCCAGACTGAACTCGAAGCCAATAAGAACAACCCCAACCTGCTGCCGCGTTACTTCACCGCGCGCCGGGAAGAAATCGCCCAACACCAACAGGCGATCGACCAGATCAAGGAACGGACGGGCGAAGGCACGCGCAACGCCGTCATCTTCGACCCTTCCACCATGGAAATCATCAGACGCTACGGTCTCGCTGGCCTGATGCTGGGCGGTGGCGGTCTTCTCTCACCCGACAAACAAGAGCAATAACCATGTCCGAATCCACATCCGCGCCACCCTCCTCCGCTCCCGCCCCTTCTTCCACACCCGCTCCCACTTCCACACCAGCGCCAACAGCCCCCTCAACCGACTCCGGTGTATCGCCGCCGGCGAATGATCGCCCGCCGATCTCCGTCTCCGAGGCGGCGCGCCTGCTGTCGCGCCAGCGGCGCGAAACATCGCCTCCTCCGCCACCCTCTCAAGCCCCTGAAAGGCGTCCGCCGGCGGCGGAACTGGCGAAAACACCACTCCCCACCGCCCCGACCACGCCAACACCAGTTCCTTCGCCGCTCAGCGCGATGGAAAAGGCCCTTGGCGTGCCTCCAACGGCCCCGCCATCCCAGGAATCCACACCTCAAACCCCTCAAACACCCCAAAACACCCTCGACGCCCTCGAAATCGAAGGCCGCCGCTACACGAGCGCCGAATTACGCGAGGCGGTGCTGAAATCGACCGATTATACGAAGAAAACCCAGGACCTGGCGACGGAGCGACAGTCACTGGCGGCGGAACGGCAACAATTACAGGCCCAGCAGCGGGCGCTGGCCGAAGTCCTTCCTCATATTCAGCCGGAACTGATGCGGCTTCAGGAGATGGTCCAGAATCCGCCCCAGCCGCCCGATCCAGCCCTGATCGAGACCAATCAGCAGCAGTATCTGCGCGACCGCGCCTTTTACGAACACGCCCTGGCCGAGCAGCAGCGGCTGTTCAGTCTCAATAACCTCCAGAGCGCCGCTCAGCAGCGGGCGCTGGAGCAGCAGGTCGCCGTCGCCAATGAGGTGCTGGCGAAGGAACTGCCGTTCTGGGCCGACCCCCAACAGCGGCTGGAGGCGCAACAGCAGATCGTCGAATGGGCCACGTCCAAGGGTGGTTTCAGTCGTGACGAACTACGTGGTCTCTCCAGTCCGCATCATCTCAAGACCATGATGAAGGCGGCGATGTTCGATCGCTGGGTGGAGGGCGCGAAGACCTCGGCCCCGCCGTCATCCTCTGTCCCCGCGCGTGGTGTGGCCCCACCGCCGGCGCCCTCGGAGCGCATCGCCGCCGCCACCGAGGCGTTCCAGGCCCGCCCCGATGCCCGCAGTGGCGCCGCCCTGATCGCGGCGCGCCGGGCGGCGATGAACGGTTCCGCGCGATGATTGTTTGACAAATACACCGGGTTGTCTCAATCCTGACACCCGTCGCCCCATGGAGTCTCCCAGGACCAACCAGCCGGCGGGAAGTGCCGTCGCCCGAGGCCAGTCGCGCCGCGCGGAGTGTGAAAGCACCAACCGCGCATAAGCCCGATCGAGACCAACGCGAAACCCCCCTTTCTATTGGTTTCACCGCGCGAGCCCCCGTGGGCCGCGCCAGCGTTGGAGACATGCGACATGGCCCTTGGATCAATGGGCGCGGCGCCGGCGAACACGTATTTAGAGCCGGCCGCCATTGGAGTTAAGGAAGATCTCCGCGATGTGATCTTCCAGATCGACCCCGACGAGACACCACTTGTTTCCGCCATTCCCAGTGTGGAAGCGAAACAAATCCTCACCGAATGGGTCGTCCAGGAGCTTGGGGTCGTGGCGGATAACGCCCAGCCCGAGGGCTTCACCGCCAGTATGCAGGCGGTGACGAAACCCGTCCGCATGAACAACATCGCCCAGATCCTCGTCCGCACGGTGGGCGTGTCCAACACGCTGCGCTCGGTCGATATGGTCGGCGGCGAGGATGAATATGATCGCCAGTTGATCCTGCGCGGGATGGAAGTAAAGCGCGACCTGGAGTTCGCCATCACGTCGCCGCTGGTCCGCACCATCACCGATCCGCGTCACATGAGCGGCCTCCCCTGTTACTGCGCCAATGGCTCACGCGGCACCGGCGCGGGTGTGATGCCGGTCGGCGATGGGTCCAACGCGGGCACGCCGGGCACCAAGCGCGACCTCACGCTGGCGATGCTCGACGCCGCCGTGCAGCAGGCGTGGCAGGCCGGCGGCAAGCCGACGCTCGGCATCATGTCGGGCAACATCAAAGCCTACTTCGCCACGCTGTCCCAGGGCGGCACGGGCAACGCGGTGGTGGCTCAGAACATCCAGAACGTCACGTCGTCGCAAGAAGTGACCATCATGGGCGCGGTCGATGTCTACCGGACGAACTTCGGAACGATCCAGTTGGCGCCTGATCGTTTCTGCCCCGCCAACCAGATCCTGCTGGTCTCCACCGACTATGTGGAACTGGCGCCGCTACCGGGCCGTGACGTAATCGAACTGGACTTCGCCAAGACGGGTGATAACACACAAGGCGCCGTTTTGTTCGAAGGCTCCCTCCGTCCGACCGCGCCAAAAGCCCATGCCTGGATCGCGGACCTCAACCAGTAATGAGCGCCCTTCTCTACGAGAGTTTTGATCTTGTCACGCTCCGCCACACCGAGGTGGAGCGGGAGGACGGCGGACTGTTGTTCGTCCACTCACAGGACACCAAAGCGATCACCGAGAGCGCCAAAACGATCGCCGCGAACTTCGACCCCCACGTCAGGCGCGATACCGTCCACGTCGCCCGCATCCCGCTGGTGATCTGGAACCGTCTGAAGAAACTGGGGATTACCAGTGATGAGAAGGCGCTGAATGCCTGGCTCAATGATCCAGACAACAGCGTCTTCCGAACCGATGATCGGAGCACCCTCTGAAATGGCCAGCGGAACCTCGACCACCACACCACCCCCGGCGCCGATGCGGCGCACACCGGGGATCGGCCCCGACGCTGTTCCCAACATGAACCGCGGCAGCATCATGCCGCCCGGCAGCACGGCGGGCGTCGGCACGGTGCCGCTCGCCGGCATCGGGATGCTGCCCGGCACCGAGGACGGCATGACCGAGATCAAACCCCTCGGCCCGCTGAAACCCGTCCTGGTCGATGGCTTCGACCGCTCCCTCCTGGGTAAGCTCTATCCCGACGCCGACGATCCGGTGGCCGCCGCGATGGCGGCGGCGGAGGAGCGGATCAGGGTGGGGACGATCGCCGAGGAGTCTCTCCACCAGCCTTTCCACACCGCCGATGGCGTCCAGTCCCCCGGCAATCCGGTGTTCGATCCGACCCCGCCGGCGGACGCGACCGCGCGTGGCGCGGGCCAACATCGCCCGGCCCCTGGCGAGAACGATCCGCCGGTCGCCGCCGGTCTGCATCCCGCCCCGCAGCAGTCCACCTCGACCACGCCGCCGCGCGGTCAGCACGATGATGACGATGACAAGAAGGCCGACAAGAAGAACGACAAGAAGTAGGTGGCCTCTTATCAGCAACTCATCGATGATGTTCAGAACTGGCTGAATCGTAGAGATTTAGCCAGCCTGATCCCTGGCTGGGTGCTGATGGTCGAAACGGAAATCGCCGAGACCCTGCGCGCCCGATGTCAGATCACATCGGGCACGCAGCCGATCGACAGCGCCTACATCTCGCTGCCGGCTGACTTCGCCACCATGGCGTCGATCCGCGATGCCACCAGTGGCGAGATGTTGCGGCTCAAGGACGCCTGGAGCGGACACTGGGTGGGGCGGCAGTCCAGTGCCTGGCAGGAGGGCGCCGTCGTCGGCGCGGTCGGCCAGGTCTGTACGTCTTACCGGCTGACGGGGGACTGCATCGAGTTCCTGCCGCATCCGATCCTTCCCGACCCGCCTGATCCGCTCTGGCTGCCGCAGGTCGTCATCATGGAGTGGTATGCGAAACCAAAGCCGCTCCTGCTGCCGTCCGACACCAACCCGGTCCTGGAACAGCTCTACGCGGTCTATTTATGGGGTGTGATCAAACACGGCGCGCTGTTCGAGCTGGATGACGATCGCGCGGCCCAGGCCGATGCCCAGTTCCAGCAGGTGGTGACACGGGCGAATTTGTGGAAGCAATCGAGCGATATGAGTGGAGCCCCGTTCAGGGCTGAACTGGTATCGTTCTGATGTCCTTCGTCGTCCACCGGGTCGCCAAGAGCGCCGCGCGCTACACCGACGCGGGCGGGCGGGAGAAATGCGGATACTGCCGTTTCTTCATCGCTCCCCGCGCCTGCGGCAAGGTCATCGGCCCGGTCAGTCCACGAGGCTGGTGCAAATACTTCTCCCGTCAGGTAGCGCAACAGTACAGTGACGCCGGCATCACGGGCGGCGGTGGCCCTCCCGGCATGACGCTCGATCTCAACTTCATGTTCCCTGGCAGCCTGCCGCCCGGCGTCACGTTCACCCGTGCCTCGACCGCGACATACACCGACGCATCCGGCGTGATCCAGACGGCGGCGGTCAACCAGCCGCGCTGGGATTACGCGGGTGGATCGTTACGTGGGCTGCTGATCGAGGAAGCAAGGACGAACATCGCGTTGCAAAGCGGTGATCTGGCGAACGCGACGTGGCAGAGCTTTCTTGCTTCGACCAATCTGATCATGACGGCGAACCAGACAATCGCTCCGGACGGAACGATGACCGCCGCGAGCGCGCAGTATTCCGTCGCGACGGCCGCCGGTAGCGTCTGCGAGAGGGCGCAAGGCGTGGCGATCGCGGCCGGCGTTTATACCTTCAGTGTCTGGATGAAAGGCGTCGTTGGTGGAGAACGTCTCTATCTGCTTACGACACCGGATAACGCCACATATTATCGGCGGCAGTGCATACTCACGACGGCATGGCAACGGTTTACCTTGACCACCGGGACATTGACGGCCGCGACGTGGTATTTTTGCGTTGGTGTTGATTTACGTGACACCGCGCAAACCGGAACCCCGGCACAGACGATTTATGTCTGGGGCGCGGATATCGAACGAGGCCCGTTCGCGACCAGCTATATTCCGACGACATCGGCGGCGGTGACACGCGCGGCTGATATCGCGTCGATGCCGACGAACGCCAGTTGGTTTGGCGCGAGTGCCGGATCTTTCCAGGCTGAGTTCATCGTTCCGAATGATTCCCCGGCGGACAGGCAGGCTGGAATTTTATCGCTGGACGACACAACGGCCGCTAATCAGGCGTTCATCGCTAATTTGAACGGCGATTATATTTATCTCGGCGCGACCGTTGGAAGTGTGGCGCAGCTTGGTGTGAACCCCGGCGGCCCGAGAAACGGCCTCGTTCAGAAAGCCGCCTTCGCCTACGGGGGAGGGCAATGGCGCGGTGCGGCGGCGGGGGTTGTCGCGGCGGGGGCGGGGAGTGCCGTCCCGTTCAACGCGACGCGGCTTGTGATTGGCTCCAATAGTCCCACACTGGATTTATGGAAAATCAACGGTTGTATGCGCGGTGTTTTAGGATGGAAACGAACACTGAGCGACGCTGAACTCATATCGGTGACGACATGACCGGATACCCATGGACGACTGGCGACCCGTTGCTGGCCGATGATTTGAACACGGCTTTTCTGCCGATCACGGGCGGTAATGTCACGGGCCGCGTTCAGTTCATGGACGGCACGGACTGGTTTTACGGATGGCCGGCGCTCACGTCCTGGCTTTACGTGGTAACGCCCAACGGCATGACGGGGATCACGGGGGCCTCCGATACGCTGCACGGCGTCGGTGTCGAGGGGGCGCTGGCGATCGGCGTCGCGGGCTGGGGCTATAACAATCACCCGGGTCCATTCAATGCGTGGGGCGGCTATTTCGAGGCGCGGCAGTATCCCGATGCTGAAGCTTATACGATGGGTGTCGAGATCGACATTACCAACATGTCGGGCGTCGATGCCGTCGCTGGTGGTCCGTATCTTAACTTCCCGCAACCGACCTCGATTGGCCTCAACCTGCAAAGCGGTGGTCAGATCAGTAGTTCTGGGGATGTCGCGAAGCACGCGACGGTCGGTATTTGGCTCGGCGACAACGATGCGCGGTTTCAGACCGGGATGATATTCAAACATACTGGTCTGGTTGGAACGGACGGGGCGGGAACGGGCACGGCCACGGCCATCGCTTTCGCGCAAGGACACACCGTGCAGTGGTTCCAACCGAATAATGTTCCCGGCTCGCGGATCTTCAGCCAGCAAACGGCGAACTCGCCCCTTGATCTGGTTTTTGGTAATGGCCTCGCATACCTCCAGGACAGTAATGGATCGTTGCCGCTTCTTGGTGTGCAGGGGGGCCGCCCCGCCGCGGGTAATACCGCGATGCTGGTGCTGGTGGGTGGGGCTTCCGGTAGCGTATCATACGCGCCCGTGAGTGTTGGCGCGCCGGACAG